TCTGCGAACTGGTCGTAGTACATCTCGGGGCGGAGTGCGAAGTACGCCAACTTCTCAAATGCCACCTGGTCGGTGGTGAGAGCGGACGTACCCGTTGTTGCTGCGTAGTAATCAGCCATTTTGGGTTTCCTTTACGGGTTGAGGTTTGTTTACAGTTCGCTCAGGTCGATGCCCTGAGCTTGTGCCTCTGCGTAAATCGACTCAATTTCCTGGGCGGACGACGCATCCTTGATTCGCTTGATCCACGACGGTCCTTCGGAGGCTGTCTCTGCGCCTGCGGCAATCCGGTTGGACTGCTGCCACGCCGACTTGTCTTCCTGCGGAATTGTCTGCTGGGGTGCAATCAGTTGTGCTTCTTCAGCTGCCTGTCGGATTGCTTCTGCGGAGAATTCGCCGTCGTAACCCTTGACGAAATACTTGAACTTCGGGTCGCTGGCGTTGATTCCAGCTTCCATGAAGGTCAGTTTCTTTTGGGCTTCGCTGGTCTGCTCAATCTGCTTGAGCAGTTCTGCGTTCTGCTTTTCCAACTGCTTGAGCCTTGCTCGGACTGGATCCTTGCGCGGTTCGGGCTGGTCGTCTTCCTCGTAGAAATCTTCTGCGAAATCTGACATTGGCACACTCCTTGTGTCCACACCAGGCTTGGAGGAAACCTGGTGGCTACTTGATTTACACCCCTGTTACAACTCATAGTCGGGGGACGCTATGAGAGTCCGGCCATCGGCCTCGACAGAAATTATTACATAACTATTTGCTGTTCGCTAGCATGATGCTAACTATTGCAAGCACCCTCACAGCAGTGTGCTTTGTAGCCGCAGGCGGGGCATCGCCATCGGCAGGCGACTGGATCAAATACGGCTTCGCAGTTTTCGCAGGTCATTGACCGACGGTGGTGAGACCTGTCGCGGATGCTTGACCCTGACCAGCAAATCCACCCCCGGTTTCAAACGCGGCCTGACGGCGACGACGACGCGCTTCGATGGCTTTACGGGCTTCAGCGTTGATGCCGAACGTGCCAGCAATCTGCTGTTCCTGGCTGACTGCCTGCTCCCCAACCATCTGCGCCTGGAACAGTTGTTCCTGCTGGCTGATTTGGGAGAACCCTGCCTGGGCCTGTTCTGCGGTGATACCAGCACGGGCAAGAGCCTCTGACTGTTGAACATCGAGCTGCATCTGTGCCTGCTGCTGGGCCTGCGCGGAAATCTGTGCAGCCCGGGCCTGACGTTCCGCCTCGTACCGGTCAAACAGGGGGCGGGCGCGTTGCGGGTCAATGAAGTAAGCGGCAAGGTCACCTTCGGTCGCCCCGTACAAACGCTGGAATTCTGCCACCACATTCTTCGGGGCGTTACGGACTGCCTGGTACCCCTGATCGATACGGGCAGCCACCTCGTCGGGGGAGGTGTCGGTCGCTATCCAGTTCTGAAAGTCAGTCGGGTCGTCATAGAATCCGGTGGGCATACCACGGGACTGGAGGGTGCGCTTGAAGTCAGCTTCCAAAGTCAAATACTGGGACACAGTGAACTGTTGCTGACCGCGCTGCTTCAAAAGTTCGTTTGCTGGGAAACGCTTCTTGAACGCGTCGGTGTCTTTCAACTTGATGCCGATGGTGTTGATGTCGTCGTCAGCAGAAATTGTCTGATCACGCCACGATGCGTCCACTTGGTCAAGAAACGCTTGATCAGTCAAACCGTAAAACTTTAGGGTGTTCTTGATGATGTCTACCGCTGAATCAGCCATTACATGACCCTCCCAAATGCCTGCGAAATTGTGTCAGCCAACTTCCGCGCTTCCTGCTTAGCGTTCTCTGTCTGATCCCAGTTGAACTGTTTATCAGTACGCAGAAGACGGTCCCACTCCCCGGTGGTCATCATCCGCTTCTTGCCTTCCTCACCATAGTTGTAGGCCGTCTCAAACTTGGCTTGGCTCATGTCAATCGTGGCAGGGTCAACTTCCAGGAGAGTCGCAGCGCGGGACTGGAACTGGGCGGCAAGGTCAGCCATTGAAAAACCCTGATCAATTAGATTTGACAGATGCCCGTACTTGGTCTTGGCCAGTTCGCGTTGCTGACGCACCACGTCATCCTGGGTCATCCCGCCGGTCAGAACACCAGCAATGGTCTTGTCTGATACCTGCGAGAAAAAGTCGGTGCCAATCTTGGCAACAGACAGATACGGAGTGGACTTCTTCACTCGCTCAACGGCAGTCGGGTTGACATACATACCGTTGTCGTCGGTTCGGAATGCTTCTTTGTACGCTTCCTGCTTGAGTGTGTCGCCCTTCCAACCCATGTTCATGGCTGTCGTCAGGAAAGCGTTGAACGGAACCGAGTCAAAACCGAGGTCACCGACAGCAGTCTTGATGTCCCGGACAATGTTGTTCGTCTTCAGTTCCTTAAAGAATGTGGTGCCATCAAGCTGGGCTGAGAACCTGGTCTGACTTTCTGTGGTTTTCCACGCCTCATTCTTGACCGCATCCTGCAACACCTTGCGAAGATCAGGATATTTCGCTGGGTCAATATCAAGAAGCCACGAACTAGCCGGGAACATCTCCCGGAACTTCGCTTCCCAATTTACCGGCACTTTCGCCTTGTCCAGTTTGCCGCCAGCAACAGTCCTACGACCAGTTCCCGACACCGGGGCCGTAGTGGTTCCACCCGTTGTCCCAGTCGGCTGAGTAGAAACAGGTTCTTTCGGCGCAGCAGCAGGCTGGCCAACCTTCCCTTTTGTCACAACAACATTCCCGAACGGGGCGACCCACACATCCGGACGATTAGCAGCGTTCACATTGACAGCATCAAGAGCTGGCAACACGCTTTGGACACCGTTCTCAGCAGTCTTAGGATTATCAACGACTTTCTTCAAATCGGTGATTTGCTTAGGGACAGTGAAATCCTTGTAGAATGTTTTTGTCTTGGCATCAAACTTATTGACACCAACCTCAGACACGTACGTCGAGAGAACAGACAGATATTCCGAAACCAGTTTCTTTCGGTCCTTTATAGCGGACTCTTCACGGCTGCTGAACTGCGGGTTCCCCTGGACTTCCGCTGTTGCTGCGTCAATCAAACGCTTCAAATCAATGAGCCTGCTAAGCGTTTTACTGCTTGTGTTTGCAGGTGCTGTCTGTTGGCTCGGAGTAGCAGCAGGTGTGGACGGCTTTGGCGCAACCGTTGTGGTTGGAGCCATCGTCGTGGTTGTTGTGGGCGCGACAGTGGTCGTAGTCGTCGGCGCAACACTTTGCGTCTGCGGGACATACGACCCGCCAGGGATACGACCTACACCGCCAAGTACACCACCCTGAACATTAGGCACAGTATTTGACGCTGGACGAGGCACAGCAGTCCCGGTAGGCGGTGACTGCGGGAACGTGTTCGTGTACGGTCCAACAGTTTCACGGGGACGAGGGACAGTAGAAGACGTAGTTGGCGAAGACGTTGACGTGCTACTAGGCGGCGACTTACGAGCAGGCTTCTTCTTCGTCTTATCAGTGTCTTTCTTTGCTGCCATCAGCCCAACGCCTTTATCTTCTTATCCATGATATTCGCCAACTGCAACGCACCCATCGCCGCTGCCTCATCCGGAGAAGCAGCCTCAACTGCCTGCAATGCGGCGGTCTGAACAGACGGGGCAGCAGCCCCGCCCATAGCCTCAACAACTTCAGCCTGGTTGTAGGACCGCACAAACTTTTCGACCTCAGCATCAGACAACTGGCGACCCAACACCGATCCAGCGGCCTGCTTGAACACAGCCCTCAAATCCTGCTTCGGGGTCGTCCTCACACGCGCAGAACCAGCAATCTTTGTTTTCACATTCGGATCAGCAGCCATCAAATTAACTGCAACATCAACAGTCACACCCTCAGCATTCGCATATCGCAACGCTTCCCGCATAGCAGACAAATCCTTGTTCGAGAAACCCGAACCCGGTTTGCTGTTCCCGTACAAGCCAACAGTTGCAAGACGGTTCAGAAAAATACCGCGCTCTGTTGGCGTCCCAAACTTTGCAATCTCGCTGTACGCTTCGTCTTCGCCGTACTGGGTACGCGCCAAAACACCCTGACTATTGACAAGCCCTTGTCCCACATAGCCTTGAGGCGTGTACTCGGTTTCAGTAGGAGCAACAACACCCTCAGCAACGCTGGTCACCTTACGAGGACGCAGCCGAACAGAAGGAGTCAAAGAATTACTTGACCCACTAGAAGTCAGCGGGGGAGGAACATCACCCACGGTGCCAGTCTGTGTTTCTTCAGCCATTCCTAATCCTCAATTTCAGCAGCCAACAGTCTGTCATAAATACGGGCGAACTCCGGCGTTTCCACCGTGATGGCCTTTGCGGTGTTCGCCAACCAGTCACGCAACGGGGCCGCCCGATCAGACGACAACGTAGACAAGCCAGCACTGGCAGCAGAACCCAATGCCGCATCACGCTTCGACAAGTACAGTTTCACGGCCTGAGCAACCTCATTGTCAACCAGCGACGGTTCGTTCACCATGCGGGTCAACTGCACAATTTTGGCTGGATACTCACCAGGGTTGAACTCTGCAACAACCGGGAACCCAGGGTATTCCTTGTTCAACTGGACACGCCACTGACGCAACCATGCTTTCTGCTGTGCAGACGGCTTCGCAGGAAGTTTGTCGCGCATTTCCCGGTACTGGGCAGAAGCAGCACGGTACTGAGCCAGCTCAACAATTTCCCGATCAGTCAAACGGCGGCGTTGCCCACTTTTCACCTGACGTGACCACACCTCAAACGAGAAGTTGTCCCCACCGGGAGCCATGAAACCTGCGACATCAGGGTATTTGTTGAACAGGCCACCGTTGTTGCGTTCCCAGTCCCCAAATTCTTCGGTTGCTTCAAGACCTCCAGCAACAGATTCGGTCTTGTTTGACAGGTACAACAGTGCGTCGTTGCCATAAATTTCCAGGAACCGTTGCACGGCAGTGTCGTAGTTGTCTGCCTGCAACTTTTGAAACTCTTTAACCAACTGGGTCGCGTACATATCCCCCGACGCAGTTTCAATCTTGAACTCAGGAGCAGGGCTAGTAGGACCAAAGAACTGCCCCAAAGCCCGCATCGCTGTAATAACACGGGCTTTGTTCCGGGCATCAGAATAAAGACGTTCCTGATCATTAAGGTCAGCCAAGTCGTATTCCCCGGACGATGACAACGCCCGCAAGGTTTCAATGTAGGTGTTGCCGTACACAGATTCAAGGTTTGATGTGTTGGCCTCAACGACCTGGTTCAAACGATCAACCCATTTAGGAACAATATCCAACCCTGTTTTGCGTCCATATGGCAACAAGGTTTTCACGATGAAGTCAGTCCGTGGGGTGTCAGGAATCAACTTGGACGCCGCAATTTGTGCAACAGGTCCAATTGATGGGACAACACCAAGACCAATTGACAACCGCTTCACAGGGGCCTGCAACGGGGTTTCAATACCAGTCAACAACTGGGCAATTTCGCCTGACAACGGGAAATTGAACGAATACTCCCCAGTCGTGGCATCCTTGTAAAAGAACCCTTGGCCGTCGCCGTCCGGGTCAAACTTTCTTGCACCATCAAAAATCAGTTGTGCGCGTCGAACCCTTGTCGGGTCTTCAAGAATTGCCCCGGCGTAGGTCCCCAACACTTCTTTCCATGCTGAACCAAACGGGATCACAACACGAAGAATGTCTTCCAGGTTATTACGCTCAGTAGCGTTGTACAAAAGGCTCTTGGTTTCACGAACCGCAACCGCTTTCGCGTACGCATCCAATTCGTCAACCGTCCCAGTCGCATCAGATGACGACCCAGCAACCTCACGAAGCTTGGCAAGAACATCCTTACCGCCGACATACCTGTCCGGGTTGATGCCATCATCCGCAGCAGAAGCAATCACACGATCAAGAATCTTCTGCGCCTCGACAGGAGCCAACTCATCCGCTGTCCCGAGAATCTCACGGAAATAGTATTGACGGAACACCGGCGACTTCTCCAAGATTTGTGTTCCACGCCCATACAAACCAACAAAGAACTTGTCAACAAAATAATCCATTGCTTCGCCAGCAGCACCGAACCTGCGCCCACCAGCTTGGCCAGCACCACGTTCTGCCCGCTTAACCTTCAAAGCAAGTTTCCCTTGGGTCCCCTTTATATCAATCAGTTCCCTCAACTGTGTCGAACCAAAACTTTCACCCAAAGTTGCAGGGGCAAACCGGGCGCGAGGGATATCAATGGCGACATCAGGGAAAATCGGCTGGATATCAAGAATTGTGTTGGTCACCATTTCACCCGTGAACGGATCCAACTGATTCCCAGCAGCATCAAAACGGTTGACAATCAAAGCCTGATTGTTGTTACCCAAGTCAATAATCGTTCCCGGGCGGGTGTCAACAATGTTGGACAAGTCATCAGCTTTGACACGCTCAATTGGTGCAATTACCCGCACCCCGTTTTCGGTGGTGATAAGCGGAACACGGTTGTAAGCAGCAACAACATTCAGATCCTTGTCAGCATTGACAATGTTCTGTACCTTGAACTGGGACAACTTGTTCACCCAAGACGCAACGAAATCATCCAATGCGCTTTCACCCAACTGGACAACAGCCTGACCCGTGCCTTCCGGGTCGGTTATCTTCAACCCAAGTTGGGCGTACTGATTCAAAGACTTAAGAATCTTTGCCTGTTCAGGTTGACGCAACCACTCAACAATAAGTTCCGTCTGCCTTTCCTGGGACACATTCATCAAAGAGAAACGGGCAATCTGACCCGTGACAACATCCGTGTTGATCTGAGCCAAGTTGTCCACATAACCAGTTGTGTGAGCATTTGCGTCCTGCGCCCGGTTCACCTCAGTCCAGTTACCGTTACGCAATTGGTTGACTTTTGCATCACGTGGCCGATCAAGGTTCTTGTAGGTGTCAAAAGTAAGTGCTTCTTGGAACTCTTGCTGGTTGGTTTCCCATTCATCAACTGTTTGACGGAGAACATCGTCAAACTTGTCGCCACGGATGTCCTCAAAACCCTTCTTGTTCATAACCCACAGAATGAAATCCTGCGGGTGACGGAACACGCCGGACATACCGTTCATGGCGATACGGGTCTGAGCATCAATCATGTTACGCATGATGTAGCCACCGGTCGCCAATGCCAGCGGTTTCCACAACTCGTTCTGTGCTGACTCAATAAGAGCAGACACCTTTTCCACTGGTTGCTTCGTGGAAACACGCGACAAAGCACCAGCAAACTTGCGGACAGTCCTGAAATCAGGAAGGATTGCTACTTCGTCAGCCAACTCGTTCAGCGCACCGGGACCAGTCAACACAAGACGATCCCATGTGTCAAAGCTGAACTGATTCAAAACCTCGTCAGGGATGTATTGGCGGAGGCTTTGCATGAAACCACCGTCGTCAGCCCAGCCGATACCATCAGAATTGAACACGCGAGCCTTGGCAAGTTCGGCATTTTTTGCGGCAACCATCCGCTTCCAAACATCTTCGGTGTTGCCGCGCTTACCGGCAGCTTTCACAGCAACCAGTTTCAGCACTTCATCAAACGCGGCCTGTGTTGACTGACGCGCTGCGCCAGGGTCAGACAACGAATAAGCAGAAACAACCTTCTCCATGACACCGCGATATTCGGTTGAGTCAACGCCGAACCCGATTCCCTTGAGGTAGTTACTGTAGTTCTTGATTGCTTGGGCCTTGTCAATACCTGACCCGTTGATCACAACCTGGCTTTTTGGCACCTGACTGAAGAACCGGTTGTTTCGAACAGAACGGAAAAGCGGAAGACGTTCTGTTTGTTCATCAAGCCATGTTGCACCCTTGACATCACGGATGTCTTTCGGCAGAAGAATCTCATCAGGGGAACCCTTCAACCGGGAAGATGCCATCCCGAGCAGACCGTGAACCTTGCCGACTTCATCTGCGTCAGCGAACTGGGCCGCGATATCAGGGCTGATGTTGTAGTTGAACTTTTCAAGGACGGCAAGAACCCGTTCTTCTTTTGTCAAGTCAGCGTTCTTGGCAATGTCAACAATTTGGTTTGTGACCCTGACAGCCCTTGCGTCACTTGTCACCCAGTTACCGAACTTTGATGCGTTGAACGCAATAGATTCAGCATCGTTCAACCCTGCCGCCCCACGGGACAGTTTCTCTGCCGCAATCAAAGCATCAGCACCAGTCAAACCCGGGATAACTGCTTTCGCTATGCGGGCCGCAGCAATAGGCTTACCGAACACCACTGTCGGGTCAGCACCCAACTGGACTGCCGCATCAAAAAAGCCCGACAAAACATTGTAAGGCTTTGATCCGGGAGTGAAAGCTAGTTGTGCCGCCCCACGACCGACAGTCCAAGCATGGCCGTTAATGGTCCCACGGAACCGTCGCGCCCTTTCAGCCTGTGATTCTGCTACCGCACCACCAACAAAAAACCCTGAACCAGCCCCGCCCGGATCATCAATCAAAGAACCAAGCTGGGTTGACTTAAACCAGCCATTCATCCCCTGCGGATCGTTTGACGAAAACACCTCAGCACCGACGTTCTGCGCCAAATCAGGAAGCAACTGCAAACCAGCAAATGTCCAACGTGTCACCGTCTTCGCCGGGTCACCAATAATCTTCGAAAACCAGCCACGATCCTGCGGCTTGTTCGGGTCATTGTCACGCGCATACTTCTGTGCCGCAACTTTCTTTGTTGCGTCAACAACCTGATTGGATGTCCCTGCCTTCGCCATAGACAGAATCACAGCAGGGGGAATATACGGTGCAGACTTGTAAATCTCTGCGACACGAACAGCAACATCAGGGGTTGCTGACTTCTTCAGTTTTTCAATTTCTGCCAACGTGTTGACAGCATCACTGTTCGAGCGTTCCTCATCAACAGGATCAAACGCCGAAAAAGGCATCAGTACCCCTCACGAACATACGACTCCAACAGGTCAGCCAAATCATCAGACGGGTACGCCTGATACAACGCCCGCAACTCGTTCAACACCGGGTCATTGTCACGCGGAACAGCAAACGCGGTACTCGGTGTCGGTCCCGGACCGAACGACGCACCAGCCGTCACAGGCTCAGCGGGTCGCTCCGTAGGGCGATTAAACGCGCCAAGCTGACCAGGCTGAACCTGTGGGGCCTGCTGAACAGTATCGGTCGGCGCAGCAGCCATCGGCACCGCTTTCTGTGCAGCAATCTGCTTCCCAGCCTCACCATAAGTTTGTCCCTTCGCAGCAGACGCAGCAATCTTCTGTGCAGGGTTAGCCAAATCTGACCTGTTCGAATACTTCTTCGCAGCCATGATCAACCCAACCTGTTAGCAAGACTCAACACACCACCAGGGCTAGTCGGCTGCTGGGCGGAAGCAGCACCGCCACCACCCAACTGCGACAACAACCCGTCAATCCCAGCAGGCGGAGCAGCAGCAGGCTGTTCGGCACCCATCCCAGGCATCGCCAAACCAGGCATCGTCTCAGGCGCACCCGCCGGGGCAGGAGTAGCCTGACGTTCCTGCGCCCGCTTCTGTGCCGCCATGATCGCCTCAGAAAGCGTCATCTTGTTAGACTGCACCTGGCTAGCGATGTACGCCAAATCGTCCGGCTGGTACGGCCCATTCGGATCAGCAGCCTGTGTCTGAATCGACGACAGCAACGCAGCCTCGATACCTTCGGCAACGATACGGTCCTTTTCCAGTTCCGGGTCGGCAATCATCGGGTCTGCTTCACGGGCAGATTCCTTCGACATCAGCCCCGTACCGAGACGCTGACCCAACCCGACAATGAGGCTGTTCACATCAGAACCCGACGCGGAGTATGCGACATAGTGGAAGTCGGTTTCCCACAGTTTGTTCGGCGTGTAATCCTTGATTCCGCCGTTCATGCCAGGGATAAAGAACGACTTCGGGCTGGAACCCCAATACGCTTTCTCCATTGCGATAGCAATCTTGTCTTCCTCGACACGGGCCGCAGCAAGAGTGTCCTGTGCTTCCTGCACACGGAAATCGACGGTCGCGGAAAGGATTGATTCGCCACGGCGACCCGTACGAATGTTCGTCCCGGACTCGCCACCGAACTCGGCAGGGATCGCACCCTCCAAACGCTCCTGACGTTCCAACCTATCCAACGCGGTATCAGTCTTGTAGCCAGGATTGGTTTGCAACTGTTGAATGTCGCCACCCTTGACAACACCAAGCTGACCGGTTTTGCCGTCAGCCAACTGGATGATTTCAGGGTTTTCACCGGGGCGTGACACCAGGTATTCGTCAGGGAAAATGCCACGCTCGATAGCGATTTCGGTGAGTGCCTGAAGTCGTGCGCGGGTGTAATACATTCCGAGCAGACCATCGAACTGGCCTCGCGGCTTATCAAGCGTAATACGGGACGGGATGACGACAAGAGGCATATCGGTGCGGTTCACAACACGCGACAACTCCACCGCAGGAGAACCCAAATAGTTAGAACCCGTCAACGGGTCCCGATCCTTCTCAGCCCCCAACACAATGCAGACAACCTCACGGTCATCGACATACTCCAACACCGTGAACATATCGTCCGGTGCCGGGTTACCGACACGCAAAACACCGTTCAAATCCGGGTAGTTACGCAGCAACCAACCATACGGGCGACTGTAGGTGAAAATCACATTGTCCGGAACAGGATCAGATTCGTCCGTGATTGGGGACGCGAACGTGTCCAACGGGTTGCGGAGATGCCATTCCACCAGTCGCTTATCAAAGTTTGGCTTCAAAAACACTGGGGCGGAGGCGTACGCAAAAAAGTTCCTAGCACGGCGACGGTCCTTCTGTGCCATACGGTTCTGATCCCACATGGACAGCATCGCCCTGCGACGGTCACGGGCCATCTGCATGGAACGGTCCTGACCTTCACGCAGTGCAGGGAAGTACGGTGACGGCTGTGTCGAGGTGACACGCATTGACATCTGATCAAGACCCTGGATGAACAGGTTCGCTACTGAAGATCGTGCGGTGCGGTCCAGTTCTGACAGGGGAACAACCACTTCACCGTTGGCAAGGCGGCGCACTTCGCGCATCTGTTGAAGAACCGGCCCCTGATTCGAGTGACGCTCGCGGTACAGAGCAACGATTTCCTCAATTGTCTTCATGCACTACCTCGGCTAGACACCAACGCCCCAAAGATAACACAGTTAGTTGCCGAGCATCCATGACGGTCGCCATTGGCGGGGTGGACGTTTCGACTGGGTGAGGTTCGGCAGGTTCAATGTGGCCATCCACAACGCCATCACGATGTCGGTGCCGTTCTTTTTGTCGCGGGTCCACTTCGTCAGTTCTTCGAGCGCGGCCAGCGTCTTCCAGTTGCCGCGCATGGAGGGGAACCGCATCGCCCCGGACCTGATTAGCGGGGGTAGCAACGCCTCCACACCGAGGTTTTCGTCGATCTTGTTGCGGGAAGTGGTGTGCGGAACCACGTTCACCCGGTTCATGGCCTGCCATTTACGCACAAAGTCGTGTGCCAGGAGAAAACGCTGCGCTGCGTTGATTTCAACCACCCAATGCGAGATCGGATAGTTCATGTCAACAGACCGTTCCTGCCATTGATCCATCAAACCCGAGTAGGTACCGGTCGCGGTGTCGTATCCGAGGACTTCTTCAGCGGTCAGTTTCACCCGGTCCACATCCACAATGTGGTACAGGCCCGTGTCGGGCTGGTAGATGATCCATACGAACGCCCAAAACATGGTGGGGGAGGGGTCCACTGCCACGATTGATATCCAGGGGTGGGCCAAACCTTCGGGGATGTATCCGGGTTGGCGGTCGTTGTCGATACAGCCGGGGTATTCCACCCCGTCCATGCCTTTTCCGCCGGTCATCCATGTGCGATCAATGAGGCGGGAGTCCAGGTCCAGGTCTTCTTGCTGGTACACGACGTTGAACACGTCTTCTTTGTTGTAGCGAATGAATGACAGGTCTTTCCACGGGAGACGTTTCGGGTCGAGAAGCGGCCCGTCAGGGTATGGCAATGCTTTGAAGGATCGGGATTCTTTCCCGGTGTCCAATTCTTCGTAATACGCTTTGTAGATGATGTGGCGATACTTCTTCTGACGAACCGGTTGCCCTTCCTGAACATCTTCAGGTGTTTCCACATCGGAACCGTCATACGAAATGTCGTCTTCTATGTCGTACGTTTCCTTCGCCAAACAATGAGCGTAGAGATCACCACTCCCGAGACGCTGACCAACAACGGCGAGAAGTCCGCCAGGATCGCAGCGAGCCTCTGCAACATTGTCCCAACGTTCCAAAAGTTTATCCCGAGCAACAGACTCCCGAGCATTGTCAGGAGAGGCCACGTCATCGAAGAGGCAGAGGTCTGCTCGGTGTCCGATGAACTCTGCCTCGATACCGTAGGCACGGACGGTTGGTTCTTTATTGTCAAGCCCGTTCCCGTCCAACTGTTCGACGACGAACTCTTCCGCCCTCCATAAAGCTCCTTTGTCGGTGGGTTTGAACCGACCGTAATCAATAGAGAGACATCCTTCGGCATTGACTGCTATCCCTTTCGTCACCATTTGCGGGTCCGGCTGTATTGGCTGAACCCTCTCAAGTGTTTCACGAATACGGCGTGAATACAACTTCGCCATATTCTGCGACACTGACCCGATCATCACACGGATACGACGGTTCCGGCAAATCGCCCACACCGCCACATCATGAAACAGGGTTGACTTACCCGCACCCGGAGGCACATTGAGAACCACGAACTCTTTTTCTTCGGACTCCAACAACTCAATCAGCTTGTACGCGGCCTCAACCTGCCACGGAGAAGCCACACGCCCCAGGTAGTACCGCCTGAAAAACTCGAAATCATCCAAGCCACGCTTTGCTTCCTCACACAGAAGATCATGAGGGATAGCAGACGGCAAATCCGCTGCATCCATCGACAACTGAAACTCCAACGCCTGACGGCCACCAGCCCCAGCACCCCTCGACCCCTTGAACTCTGCCTCAGCACGGGCAGTAGCCAACACCTTCGCCTTCTTAATCCACCGGGAACCAGTGTTGTAATGCACACCAGCCTGGGCGCAAGCATCCTTGATCGTATGACCCGCCTGAACAAGCGCAAAAAACTTTGCTTTGTCTTGCGGTGGAACAGCTCTTTTAGTACCCATGAAGTTTTACGGTTGAATCCCGACACACACCATACACCCTGTGCAATAATGACACCGCAAC